GAAGGCCACTTCAACCTCATGATGCCCAACACCAAAGGGACACCAATCCTAAACGCCTGTATCAACCAGATTGAGGCCACAATGAACCTTGACCTGTTGAAGCGGGACACCTTTGAGAAGGGGACACTTGCGAAGATTTTCGCCTTTGAGGGTTACACTCAGGACGAGGTCAACGAGCTCCAGAGAAGCATCACATCAATGGCCGAGAAATCAAGGTCAAAGAAGTCAAAGATATTCAATTTATTTCTGGGCAACTCAAAAGGGAAGGTCGAGATTCATGACGTGCTCTCCGATCCTTCCAAATTGCAGGAGCTTGAGTGGCACAGGTATTATCGTGATATCCTTTTATCAAACTATGGCGTTACCCCTGTATTTGCAGGGACAGTTGAATCTGGGAAAGCTGGCAATAACCCGATGCTCCAGATTGACGTAATGGCCGACACCACGAAAGCTTGGATGAAACCTATTGAAGAACCTTTCAACGTCACACTTCTCGCACCTCTTGGAATCACCGACTGGTATTTCTCATTCGGCGAGATAGAGGTCGAGGATGACGAGCACAAGGCGTTATTGGAAAAGATGAAGGCAGAAACTTACGCCATCTACGCAAACGCTGGTTACGACGTTGAGATTTCGGCAGACGGGAAGTTCAAACCCACAAAAGCGGAGCGCATTGTCTACGAGGAAGAAGTCCCTGATGATTTTCTCAACTTCTTTCAGTTCGGTAAAAAAAAAGGGTTAGAGAAGTCGTGGCACGATTACATCCCTGACAAGCTGCTTGACGACATCATGGCCGCTTTAGAGTCCATTTCTAACAAATACGGGAAGAATATCCAAGACATCATCACTTCACAATCACAGTCACTTGACAGATCCAAACTAATGAGAGAAATTGAAGCTGAAATAATGGACTCGGCGAAAGCCTTCGATGCAACATTGAAGCATTACCTTTTCCCGATTTTCCAAAACGGCTACATGAAGATATTCAGGGAATACTCAAAGCAGTTATCAAAGGCTGACCTTGATCCATACGCACTGGCCTACTTACAGGAATACTTTGACCAATATGAAACACCTTTCATGAAGACATGGACAACAAGAGAGAAGGAGAAGATTTTCGAAATTATCGAGGAAAAGGCTCTCGAAGGCTACAACTGGACAAAGGTCAAGAAAAGATTACAGGAATATTTTGAAGTAAGAAATTCTTACTACTGGCGGATGGTTGCCCGAACAGAAGGGACAAGGGCATTTATCAATTCCGGAAATGCCGCCGCAAAGGAGCTTGGTGCTTCAGAGAAGAGGGTAATTTTCAGGGACGACGACGTTGGTTGCGAGGATTGTGCCGATGCTGCCGGAAGGGGATGGCATGGCCTAAATGAATCAATCCCTGAAGGCGACATACCGTTTCACCCGCACTGCCGTTGCTACTACGAATACAGGACGCAAGAGATGAAAGAGGAGGGCTACGGGGGAGCATGATATACGTCAAGATTGAGGTTCACGAGGATAAGATTAGGGAAATACTCGCAAAGTTCCCTTCCGAATCCGCAAAAGTTATTCAATCTGAGATTCGCTCTTGGGCACTTCGAACTTCAAACCTTGCAAAGAGAAGAGCACCTTACAGGACAGGAAATTTGGCCCAGTCTATAATCGGCTACAGATACGGAACTGGAGCGGGAGTTTTCGTAACAGTTGACTATGCCAAATATGTCGAGCCTCCACCTCTCGGTGTGCCAATGACAAGGCCAATGACAAGGACACAGTATCTCTACAACTCGGCAATGGAGGAGCTTGACAAGATGCTTGACAGAATATCGCAGAAATTATTGAAACTAATCGGTGAGTAAATGGATTTCACTTTCACAGGGGAATTTTACAAGCTTGACGAAAAAGACAGGCTTTTTATCTATGGTCCGGCATCAGCCGAGATTCTTGACACGCAAGGCGACATAATAGAGATTGATGCCATAAAAAAGGCGTTACCCCAGCTACTGAAAAGGGCTCGGGTTACAGTTGACCACAAGGATCAGATAGTGGGCGAGATAATCGAGTCCTACACCAAGGCCGATTTGACCTTCAAGACGGAGGTTCGTTTGCCCACAGATGACGAGCTCTCAAAGTTTAGCAAACTTGAGAAGGCAAAAGAAGCGTTGTTCGTCCTTGCGGAAATATGGAACGACACCAAATATTGTTCAGAGATTAGAAAGGCAATTGAAAAGGGCCAATACCGCTCATACTCAATTTCAGGCAACGTGGTCAACTCTCGACCATGCAAGTCTGATGAGAACTGTGCAAGGATTGTTTCAGACCTAAATTTATCGGCAGTAACAATCTGCCAGAATGGAGCAAATCCGGCTGCACAGTTTGACATCCTCAAAGAGGAGAATAACATGACAGAGGAAGCAAAGAAAACAGAAGAACCAAAGGTTGAGGTCGAATTTGTCACAAAGTCCGACTTTGAAACCTACAAAGCAGAAATGCAATCAAAGCTTGAGCCTCTTTCAAAGATTGATGAGATTTACGACCTACTCAAAGCAAAGAAAGAGGAAAAACCAAAAGAGGAGCCACAAGTCGCAAAGGAAGAACCAAAACCTGAACCAAGCGAAGGGCTCAAAATAAAGGTCGAAAAACTGGAAGAGGAACTCAAAAAGTTCAGGGACGAGTTCAAGCCAGTCCAGACATCAGCAGATGTCAAAATTGAAGCAGTCGCAAAAACACACAGCGACATAATGAGCCTATTGAGGTAAAAAACATGGCAAAACAATTCAGAACCATCGAAGAGATGGAAAAATTCTACTACACCGAACCATTGAAGGTTATCGCTGAAAAGCAGGGTATCACCGTTGACGAACTCGTTGCAAAGACCAAAGAGGAAGCTCTTGAGGTCGAATCATTGACAAAGGCCGCACCAGTTATCACATCCACGACAGGTGCCCTAAACTATGTTTATGGTGCCCAGCTATGGTCATCCGTATGCACAGAGGCAAACGCCTTTGGAATGCTACCAAAGAAACCCTACGACAAGGGTGGTTACAGGGCAATCACAGCGGCAGCTGCAACTACATCCGCAGGAACATCAGAATCCGGTTCAGTCCCGGCATCACTAAAACCAACACTCGCAGCAGTTGACGTTGGCCTAAAAACACTCTCTGCAACAACCGAAATATCCGAAGTCCTATCCTTACAGGAAGGAAAAGACGACGTTGCAACATGGGGCGAAATGCTCGCTTATGCAAAGGACGAGTTCTTGAACAGAGTCAACAGGGGATTACTCACCGATAACGACACAGTCGCATCCACAAACATTGAATCTATTGACAGAATTGCAGGTTCCTATTCCGAAATAGCAGGATGTTCCCAGACGGCAAACGACCTTGATATCTATGGAATCGACAGGGACGGCGGGGCAGGATGGACAGACGCATACGTTTCACACGCAAGCGGAACCGACAGGACTTTTGCATTGTCCCTTCTTGATACAGTAATCGACGGTGTTGCACCCTACTGGAAGAACAGAAAGAACAAGGTCATATTAACAGGTTACGACACAGCAAGAAGGATTCAACAGTTAGAGAACCCAAAAGCCACATACACACCTGACATGAGCGTTGAGTTCGGTGTCAACGGTGTCCAGACCAGAAAAGGAATCGAAGCCGGAATACCTGTTGCATCCTACGACGGAATACCAATCATCGTGTCAAACAACGTTCCAAAGGATACAATCTCAAGAGTATATGTCCTTGACCTTGACCATCTATGGATTGCAGTTGCAAGACCTGTAACTTATGTCGAATCGTCTGATCCATTGGTCGTTGGCTTCCAGAAGAGAGGAGTCTTCTCAATGGTTGGGGAACTTGTCTGCACTTGCTTCGCAGCACAGGGAAAACTAAGAGATCTCAAGTGAGGAAACTCACTTGTTTTCATTTTATTTTTTGAGGTGGTGAAATGAAAGTAAGATATGACGGGCCGGAATCAATGTTCAACTATGAGGGCAATGTGACGGGAAGACGCTATGTCTTTGTTGGAAACATACCCACAGAAGTTGATGAGAAGGATATACCGGTCTTTGCACAGGCGGGAGGATTTACCGTATTGAGGGATGACATACTTGGAACTATCAAGACAGATGAAGTCAAGGAATCACCACAGAAAGTTGAGGCTCGAAAGAAAAGAATAACAAAGGACGTTGAGGAATAATGGGAGCAGCATTCGCTACAGCAATCGTTGGAACTTCCGTTTTCGGTGACAAGAAGGTCAGTTGGGGAACATTCACACCTTCAGGCGGATCAGAAGGCGGCAACATTGACACCGGCTTGAAATCTTGCGAGGGTATTGAACTTCAATATACCGGTTCTTCCGCTTCGACAGACGCACCAGTCTATAATGAAACTTTCCCTTGCGACGGTAGTGCAGTAACAATAGTCACAGTCGCAGACACAGCTGGAATATGGTTTGCGTGGGGGAGCTAAATGGCATTTACATCAACAATCACAGGTTACTCCTATTGGGGAAGTAAGAGGATGAACTGGGGAACATGGTCAACAGACACCACAGGCGGCAATATCGATACAGGACTAACAATGTGCGAAGGTATCATTTTACAATACACAGGGGAAGCTGTCGTTGCAGACCAACCGGCAATAAATGAAACATTACCTATTGCTGGAAGTGCGATAACGATAGTCGTGACCTCTGGAGCAGACGGAATTTGGAGGGCTTGGGGGTATTAAACATGGCATTTACATCAGCAATCACAGAATCTATAATTATCGGGAACAAGAAGGTAACCTTCGGGACTTTCACCACAAGCTCGACAGATACAGGCGGGGACATAAACACCGGCCTTGCAATGTGCGAGTTCATAAAGCTCGACTATTCGGGAGCTGCCGCAGGGGCGACTTGCATCATGGTCAATGAAACCTTACCTTGTGCCGGAAGTGCAGTAACAGTAGTTCATGCAGCATCAGCAGATGGATATTGGTGGGCATTTGGTTATTAGGCCCACAGGAGTTGAACAATAAATGAAAAAAATTACAATCACAATAATATTGGCCATGTTGATGGCCCTGATGGTGAGTCCGGCATTGGCGGCTGTCAACGTGGCAACGGTGCAATACGACGGGGCTTGCACAACCTCCACCGTTGCAGTATCAAGCGGGACTGTATCCGTTGTTTTGACGGCGGTCAAAGACTTCAACATCACTTACAGCGGCGAACCTGCAAGTGCGGTCACTATCACAATAGACGCAAACAGCTTCGACATCATAAGGACAGCTGTCCCTGTAATTAACATTGTTTATACTGGGGATGCAACAGCCTGCACAGCAACAATAGCGGCAGACACCTTGACATTGACAAGGGACGCAAACGCAACAAACACAACTTACGACCTGACAAATGCAAATTACAACACAATCGCCGAAGTGGTCGCTGCAATAGCGGCAAGGGACGATTTCAACTGCACAGTCTACGGGACAACTTACAACGCCTTCACATCAGCCGATTTGGTTGACATGGAAGCCACAAGTTGCAAGACGGCCCTTGACCTGACATTTTCAGGAACACAAACTTGGGATATCACTAACGCCGCATATAACACAAGGGGCGAAATGATAACAGCATTGAGTGCCGTAACAGATATCACAATAGTCGAGTGGGACGGTGACGACGATTCAGTCGCAACAGCTTTCGTTGACGTATCAACAGAGGACATCACAGAACTTTTCACAGTGACAACTACCGAAACCCTGACCTATACAGTTGCAACTTACAAGACCTTTGGGGAACTTGAAGATGCTATGGAATCAAGGGACGACATATCAGTCACACCATCCACAGACGTTTATGTTCAGGCAAGATTTGAAACTCTCGCAACAGCACCTCTTGACGATCTTGGGGCGGCAGATATCAAAGGCACAACAGCAACACTTGCGGCAGGCGGAACAATCGACGACTCATTCAGCCCATATTACAAGATATCTGGAACACTTGACGACGTGTTGTTCTGTATGCAGTTACGACAACCGACCAAATGGTATGTTGCTTACGAATCAAGCGGAACAATCTATGTGATTGGCGGGCCATAAAAGAAGGGGATGGATTTGATGGACAGTTCACAGGTCACTAACGCAATAATTGGGATACAACAGGACTTGGCCACGATTAAAAACGACTTGGAATGGATAAAAAAAAATTCTACAAGCGAAAATCTTGCCATAAAAGAAGTATGCACAAGGATTGAGGAAGTCGAATCTTGGCAGGAGAGGGCCGAAGGGGCTATCACACTCGCAAAGATACTCGGTGGAATGGGGGCTGTTGGGCTGTTCATGAATATTTTGGAAAGATTATTCGGTGTTTGACATGGCAGAAGCTTTCAGGATACAGTACACAGGTTCGCAAAGTTCGGCGACAATGTATATTGAGAATTATGTGCTTACTCTTACGATAGGCTCATCAACAACAACTTATGCACTGACAAACGCCTCTTATGACAAATTAGCCGAGCTTGTC